TTTCTAAACATTCCCGATTTTTCCCAAACTATACTGTTTTCTCCTAGCTTGTCAACTATTGATTGCTCTAAAGAAATGGCATCATCTTTAGATTCTACTTCAAATCTACCGTGATGGTCATAAGCATATATGTTTATTAGGAATTTTTTCATGGTTTTGTCTTTCTATATGTTAAATGTGGCGAGACTATGTCCCGCCACAAAAAATGAAGTATTAAGCTCCTGGAGAACCAAAGATACCTCTAGGGTCAGATACACCAAATACGTATCTTTCTCTAGCTTTGTATCTAACATTACCAGTATCGAAGTCACCTTCCATCTTAGTAGATAGAGGAGTTCTTTCGAAATGTTTCATACCATTTGGCACGTCTGTAATAATAAAGAACGCATCAGTGTCTGTTAAGAAATTATTAACAGAGTAACCTTGAGGAATCATCCCCATAGATCTAATTGCGTTGATATCATTATCAGCAGTTCCAACTCTACCAGCAGAAGCCATAAGTCTTTCAGCTGTGAATTGTAGTGCAGATGGGATGATCATCTTAACAGCTTTTGCAGCAATCTTTAAACCTCTTTCATCAGTAAGTGCAGCAATGTCAATCATTGATTGCTCTAATGAAGTTTCGTTTAAGTCAGCAGCAGTTGTCAACGTATTCTGGAATGATCCAGCAAGCGTTGGGTGAGCTGTGTTGAAAAGAGTTACACCATCACCAGAAGTGAAACTACCGCCAGGCATTCCATTATTTAGTGGGTTAACTGCTTTAACTTGTTTAGTTTGAGCCATAGATCTTGCTAAAGCTTTTGTATATCTAGAAGCAAGTCTGTCATACAAATTATCTTCAATAGCTTCCTCAGTGATAGCAAACGCTAACGCAATTGTTTCGTTAGTGTATCTAGCTGTGAAAGTTTCTTGAGCGTTATCGTATGTAACACCTGAACCTTCTGGTTTTACTTGTGCTTGAGCGAATCCACTTAACATTACTTCTTCTTCAAAAGCTCTGTCAGATGACTCAGTAGTATAAATTTCAGCTGACTGATTTTCATACTGTTTGTATTCCAGGCCGAATAAAGCATTCAATCCTGGCTCTAGTTCTTTTACTAGTTGATTTCGTGATATAGCCATAATTAATCTCCTTATATACCTGCTACGTTGTTTCCTAAGATATGCTCATTAATCATAACTCTAAGAGCAAAGCCCTCTTCAGTTATATCAGAATGATCAGGATCTCTTGAAACACCTATTATTTTTAGTTGAGCGATCGATGCACCTGTAGTCGCCGAGATTTTAGATCTCGAAACATACAATGGTGAAGTACCATTAGCAAAAACTTGATCAGCACACCCACCAGTCTCATTATTGTTATAAGCTGTGTCGGCAGACATAATTTCGTACATTTGCTTTGGATCGTCAGTTATTAAAGCCGTAATATCCGTTGCAGTATTACTTGCAGGCGAATAGTTAGACCATGTTGGTTTGTTTGTAGTTGCGTCAGTATAAAAAACGCCGTTTAGTACACCCAGATTATTAGCATCTGTGTTACCAGAAGATAGCACTACACCATCAGCTGTTAATTGCACCATTGCTCCGTGCGAAATTAAAGCTGAAGAAGCTGCTACGTTCCATTCACTAAGACCGTCGTTATTATAATTTTGACCAACTTTTTTTATGGGTCTGAAACCAAACCCAGTTGTTGAAGCATTAGCCATATTATTTTCTCCTTATGAACCTGCCCCGAAGGGCCTCCAGTTCGGTTTAATTTACTCGACGGTTCGATACGTTAAAATTTTTAACTTTTCTTGCCACCGAAGGTTGTACGAGTTTGCATATCGATGTCGATAGGCATTCCCCTATGCTGTTCCTTCATAAGATCGTTGTCGATTGCGGCCTGTTGATCTTGAGCTTGCTTAGCAAAATACTCTTGTCTTGACCTTGCGATCTCTTCCGGTACCCTAGTCAGCACTAGGCCGCCGTGTCCGATAACCCCTGCGTATTTGCCGTCGGTGATTGCTGGAAAGTCCTCTTGAGGATATTCGTCTGCCCTTACTAACTCATACCCGGACCTTAAGCGTCCCTGTATGTTTTTCGTGTCAACAAATCCCAAGACTTCTATTCTGACCCATCTGTGTCTGAATCCGTCTGGCGCGTTGGGCGTATCTAAATACGATGGTGGAGACCAAACTTTTGGTTTTGCTTTTGGCGCAACCATTTTAGCTTGTGATTGTACTTTTGTAGAATCACTCTTAGTTTGACTCGCACGAGTTGGTTTATTATTTGTCATATGCCTATACCTCCTTCGTGTTTATAAGTTGTTTCGCATACTCTTCTAGTGGCACACCTAATTTTCTCGCTATTGCGACTTGAGAAGATGTGAGTCTCACTTGTTTGCGACCACTCTTTGTACTACGCGTTGCAGAGGCAACGTTCTGTGTAGGTTTAGTAGTCTGTTTTTCTTCTACTGGTCTATCAAATTTATGGGGGAATTCAAGTCTTATTCTTCTATCAACTTCCCTATAATATTCATCAGACTGAGGATCCATACCTTCTTCTTCGGTTAGTTTCCTGTGTAGATCGAATGCTGTGTAAGTCATGGCATTATCCTTGCCAAACCACTCGTTTTCCTCTGCCCAAGCTTCTGCTTTTGGATCTCTAGCAGGTGCTTGTTGCACCGGTTGTCGTGTGTTTTGAACAGGTACGTCTCTAGCAGCAGTTTCCTGTACTTGGTGCTGAGTCTTTAATTCAGCTAACTTACCTTGTTCATAACCTAATTGAGATATTTGAGTTAAAGCTTCTACTTCAGCTTTAGAATCTTCATTTTGTCTAGCTGCAGCAAGTTTTGCTTGAGCGGCTGCAATAGAAGAAGAAATTCTTCCTTCCATTTCAGTGACATAATTTTTATCTAAAGATGTGGCTGTTGCCTCATACTGATCTCGTTCTTGTTTAATACTTTGAGCATAACGTAAAGCTTCTTCTTTTTGTCTTTCAGCTTCACGCATTTTTTTAGTGAGCTTAGCTATTCTTTTCTTAACTCCTTCAGAGTATTCTTCAACATCTTTAGAGTTGTCTTGTTGCTTATCACTTTTTTCTTCGTCAGCTTTCTGTGTAACCTCACCGCCTTCGTTCTTTTCATCTCGAACAACAGGCTGCTCATCAGATTTCTCAGATGTGTTATCGGGCTGATCATCGTATGTAATAGTTGCTTCATTCTTGTTTTCCTTTTTCTCAAATGTTTTTTCTTCTTCGTTTATTGTTTCTGGCAGTTCAACATTGGCACCCGGTCCGGATGTATCAAGATCAACTGTTTTATCGTTTTCATTTTCTGGCATAGTTCCTCCTATGATTGTTAAAATTCGTGGAATATATCTTCAGGGTTTTCCACGGTCGCTAAAACTTCATCATCATTCAAAAGTCTTATCTCACCCCCATCTATTTTAATTCGTGATCCTGCATATCTTGCAAAGATAATCCAATCACCTTTCTTGGCCCAGGGACCTTCTGGAAATCTTTCTTTATCATAACAGTGTGGACCCATGTCTAAAACAAGACCGCAAGTTGATGCTACTTGTGACCGTTCGACTGTGTCATCTGCTAATATGATTCCGCCTTTAGTTTTTTCTTTTTGTTTAAAAGGTAAAACTAAAATTCGCCAACCAGTTGGTTTAGGTAATTTTGCTGAAACTTCTTCTTTTTTTTCTGTAGGTTGTACACCTACTAGTTTCTTATTTGGTAACTCAATTTTCGGTTTTTGAGTTGATGTTGATAACTGTTCCTTCATTTTCTTTTTGCTCCTTTTTGTTTAGCAGGCTGGATATTTCCTGACTTATATATTGATACGTCCGTATCTGTCCTAGCATATACTGGTATTTTTCCATGTTGTCAACACCACCAGATGCCATCGCTGACACTATATCATCATGTCGCATTTTTACTATTTTTCTTATCTTGTCGATAAATGTCATTTCGTCCATTATTTCTTTTTCCTTTTCTTTGGTTTTATTTTGCTGCCATATTTTTTAGTCCATTTCTTTGCAATGGCAGGTTCTTTTGCAAATAAATACTTACGTTGTTTTTCAGATTTAAAGGGCAACTCTTGGCTCCCTAAAATCAGATATTGCTTTTAACTTTTCTTGAGCATCAGCAATTTTTTGAAACTGTTTATCTATTTCATCAATGTGTTGTGGGTGCTCACCAATACCTACAGAATTTTCTAGGTATATTTTTATTGTTGCGTCTGCTTCAGCTATCTGTGCTTCGTATCTAGCTTCAAGAGCGTCAAGTATTGCTGTTTTCATTTAACAGTCCCACTTCCTCAACGATTTATTAATTCTTGAATTTGGATCTCTTGCAGTTTTTGCTGAAGTAAGTTTCTTTTTCATCCCGCCCATACGAGCGCAGAAAGATTTACGTCTTGAACTTGTTTTAGATTTAGTAGGTGCTTTTAATGTACCTTTTTTATAACTGGCACGACCTTTAGCATTAAGTCCACCGGAAGGTGACTTACCTGCTTTTCTTGTCCAAGCTGCGCTAGCCATTATTTTTTCTTTTTAGGTTTCTTTGCTGTCTTAGCTGCTCTCTTAAAGTTAGCAGCAGTTGGAGCGCCTTTAGCTCCTGGTTTTCTCATCTTCTCACCACTACCTGCAGCGATTCTCTTTTTTTTAGCGTGTATGTTTGCGTAAAGACCACGTTTTGCCATTTTACTTTCCTTTTAGTTTTCGTTTATTATTAACTTACAATCTAAACAGTATTTAACTTTTTTAGATACATTATTAGCATGATCACATACAGCTTTAACATTGCATGCACATCTTTTACCAAATATTTTTTCAATAAGTTTTTT